AGAAGCCTCCCAAGAAGCCGGGCCGCAAGGCTCCGGTCAAGATGGTCACACAGGGAATCCGATGATCGCGTGGGAGTGGGCGGTCTCACAGTACTGGGCAACCTCAATCCAGGATCTTGATGATGGCCTGCGGATCGCGGCTCGCGCCAATGACGCTCCCGAGATCATTGAGGCTCGGCTAGGTCGGCCGCTTGAGAACACTCACAAGGTCACGATCCGCGAGGAAGGCGGCACGAAGGTTGCCGTGGTGCCGATCGACGGACCCATCTTCGCCAAGGCGAACTACTTCACGCGGATCTCGGGCGGCGTTTCCACGCGGCAGCTCGCTCTCGACATTCAGACGGTGCTCGATGATCCCGAGATTTCGTCGATCATCCTGAAGATGAATTCGCCTGGAGGCGAAGTCACCGGCACGTCGGACCTGGCCGAGCAGATTTACAAGGCTCGAAGCCGGAAGCCGATCGTGATGCATGGAGATGGGCAGGTGTGTTCGGGCGGCTACTGGATCGGCTCGGCCGCTCACGCGATGGTCGTGAGCCCGACGACGCTCCTGGGGTCGATTGGCGTGGTCAGGGCCTACCAGATCCGCGATGACTCCAAAGATAAGGTCCGTACTGTCGAGTACGTTTCCACGCACGCGCCGTACAAGCGGTTCGACCCGGCCAGCGACACCGGCAAGGCGTTGATCCAGCGGACGCTCGATGACCTCCATACGGTCTTCGAGTCCAAGGTCGCCAGGAATCGCGGGACCAGCCGCAAGGCGGTCAGGAGCGACTTCGGGCAAGGCGGCGTCAAGGTCGGCGTGGAAGCCGTCAAGGCGGGCATGGCCGATGGGATCATGACATTCGAGGATTGTCTCGCGGAGCTAGTTTCGGGACGCATGCCGGGGAAGCCTCGGATGCGGATTAACCAGAATCCTCAGAACGGAGGGCCTGACGTGGCCAAGCCGAATTCCTGGAAAGAGCGGTACATGGCTGTCAAGAGTCTCTTCGTGGGTTCCGCCGACGAAGACCTGCTTGACGATCCCGACGACAACGCCGCCAGTGAACCGCCTCAACGGGGGCGGTTCGAGGTCAAGGACCGCAGCATGAACGATCCCGAGAAGGACGAGCTTCGCCGCAAGGTCGCCTTGCTGGAAGAGGCCAACGCCAAAGCCAGAGTCGATACGATCCTGGCGGAAGCCGCCACGTTCGTTGACGGCGAGATCGCCGCCAGCCGTGCCATTCCGGCCGAGCGCGACAGTCTGCTCACGAGCTATGCCCAGAGCCTCCTCGATGACGCCGGGATCGCCCAGGTCGCCGGGATGGCCGATGGCAAACTGTTCGCGGGCTCGCCCAACACCGCCGACGCTGGCCCCCGCCGCGCCGAGGCGTTCCGAACCGCCATGAAGGCCCGACTGCCGCACACGCTCAAGCAAGAGAAGCTCCCGAATGGGACGCGCACGATGGCTCCCCAGCACGAAGCCTCCGCTGACGGCGATGATCCTGATTTTGACGCGGCGCTCAAGCGGGTCAACCGCTTCGGTCACGTCAAGAACTGACCCGCGATTTCCCGTTCCCAGAGAACCTTCTTAGGAGAACCGAAATGTTTGGACGTTCCGTTGTGGGAACGGGGACTGGAACCTCGATCGCCCTTTCCTCGAATGGACTCCCGCTCTGGAAGACGGGCGGCATCACGATCGACTGGGGCACCGTCACGGCGGTATCCGGTTCGGACCTGACGACCCCGGAAGGCTTCGTGGTCCCGGTTGGCCAGAAGTATCTCCGCTATGGCCAGGTCATGTGCATGCTCTCGGCATCACAGGCCCAGACGCTCACGGCATCCGGCACCTGGACCTCGGGAACGATCGACATTCGTGTCTTCAATCCGCAGACCCAGGCCGCCGGCACGGTGACGCTGAACTACAATTCCAGCGTGGCCAACACCCAGGCCGCGTTCGACGCCTCGGTGCTCGGTGCCGGGAACACGGTCGTCACGGGCGGCGGCGTGATCGCGTCGAACGTCCAGACCGTGACAATGGCGGGCACGCTGCTGAACACCACCATCCCGGTGTTCACGCTCGGCGCGAATAACATCGTCGGCGGCGGTACGCTGGCCTTCGCCATCTCCGCCGGCAGCACCAGCGGCTACTATGGCCCCTACGATCCGGCCGTCTCCGATGGTCGCCAGACCATGACGCGCGGCCAGTGCTTCATCCTGAACGAGTCCTGGGTCCAGAACGGCGTCGGCGGCATTGTCAACGTCAGCTTCGGCATCAACACGGACCAGATCGGTGCGATCTACGGCGGTTCGATCTGGAAGCAGCGGTTGATCGCAACCAATGGCTCCGCTTCGCTCGCCGATGGACCCACCTTCGCGGACATCTTGACCACCTTCCCGATGCTCCAGTTTGTCGATGTCTGATCCCTGATGTTCACCGTGAACATCGGGTCAAACACCAGCTAAGAAAGGGGGATCAGACATGGCGGTTGCAGGCTTGGACAACCTGAATGTCCTTCGGATCAACAAGCTCATCAAGTATCTGATGGACATTCGTGAGGGCGAGCCAGGACGTTTACGGTGGCTCAGTCGAACGCCGCGCGTCAACGCGGAAGAGGGCGAGCTTTTCGCCAGTTTCGTGGGCCGGATCTTGATGGCGGATCTGATCGCGGACGACGCGGAGGCGGCTGTCTACAACAGTGGACACCTGACCTTCGAGACGAACGCGAATGCCAACATCAAGATGGGTCGCGCGTTTACGCAGTCGCAACTGCGGCAGTTCTACAGCCTGATTAACTCGGGCAAGCTGCCCAGCGATGAGCGCATGCTCGATTTCTTCGGGCCGATCATCACGAACTGCCTGATCGGGATCGACCACCGGATCGAGTCGATGTTGGTTGGCCTGCACCGCGACAAGCTCGACTACGACCGGCTCGGGATCAGGACACCCGCAGGCGGCGTGACGTGGGGCATGCCAGCGGAATTGAAGTCGGTCGTGTCCGTCTTCTGGACGAGCACGTCGGCGACTCCAGTTACCGACATTCTGACCAAGATTCAGCTTGGTCGCGCCGTTCACGGCGTCAACTACAACCGCGTCACCATGTCCACCGACGCTTTCAACTACGCCATCGCCACGACCGAGTTCCAGAACAAGGCTGCCGCATTGATTCCGGCTCAGTTGTCGTTTACCAACCTCATGACCCTGAACACCGGGGCCATGAAGACCATGTTCGAGTCCTTGCTGGGCGTGAACTCGCCCGATAACGGCACGGGCAACTTCAGCGGCGGCGGTTCGGTCACGATCGAGCTGTCCGACGAGCGATTCTGGTATCAACTGCCAGGCGGTACGGAACAGTCGGCTCGCTACCTGCCGAACAATGAAGTCATCATTGATTCGACCGAGAATGACAACAACCCGGCCGCCAAGGACATCGCGGTCGGCGAAGTCATCGAGTCGATGACGGTTGGGATGGACTCCACGGTGATCGGCGGCAATTCGATGATGCCCGGCCCGCGCCGTGGCCCATTCGGATACGCCGAAACCAAGAACAACCCGCCGAACATCGTGCTTTGGGCGGTCGATCGCGCCTTCCCGCGCAAGCACCGCCGCAACATGAACGCTCACTTGACCGTGGGTAGCTTCGGCGACACCATGCCGATCACGACTTACTGACATTCCAAGGGCCTGAACCTCCAGGCCCGAACCTTCATTCCAGGAGTTCGCCCGTGCCCAGGTGCATCTCACGATCTCAGATGGAAGCCATCATCGCTGGCGGGAGTTCGATTCAGCACCTTGGGCGCACCATCACGCGCAAGGAAGACCTTCCGAGCGAAGCCGAGATCGCCGCGCTCGACCCCGAGCAGAAGGACTCCACCGAGGAGCGGCTCCTGGCTCTCCAGGAGGACATTGCGGAGCAGCTCAAGGCTTTGGCCAAGGTTCCCAAGCCCGAGCCCGCTCCAGCCAAGCCAGCCGCCCCAGCGAAGCCTGCTACTCCCGCTCCCGCGAAGCCGGTTGCCTGACCTATGGCGATTACCAGGTCCGTGATCGAAGCGAGACTGAAACGATCCAACAGTTTACTGCTGGAGATGATCGACGCTTCGACGGACCCAGGTGACACGCCCCTGATTGGGGACGCGATCGAGGAAGCCCTTTTACTCATGGGGTACACGGTGGCAACGATCGGGTCGGTTGATGACGCCGATCTGGCCACGGTTCCCGACGATCAGGTCCCGTACCTTCTGGCCCAGACCTCCTACTGCCTGCACACCGCCATGCTGCCGAACGTGATCGCCATCGTTTCTGAGATGGTCACGGGCGATCAGGTCATGTACTCGGACA